GGCATGATTGCAGGGTTTGCACCGAACAGTGGAGATTTCAGGAATGGCAAATGAGTCATCATATGTGCCATATGGTCTTGCTCTGGGAGAACGTATACGGGTCTGCCCAGTGCAGCCGCAACATTTTCACTCACGGGGTCAAGGTTTTCTGTTCCCGGTGGGTCAACTAACACCTCTGAGTCGGGAACTTTCATAACTCTCAGAAACATTTCCTCGACTTTGCGTGCATCATACATCTGAGGCATCAACCGAGCACGTTCCATGATAGCTTGGATCTGCGCGAAACGCTGTGTTTCACTAAAAATGGCTGGATCACTGACAGGTATAACGTCCATTGGACCGTCAAAGTCGGATGGTTCTATCTCAAGACCAGCTTCATTGCCCTGTAGATCTTCATCCACCATGTAAGCACTATTGATTCTGTGTAGAATCTTGAAACATCGCTCCATAGATGAATGTAAACGTGAGTGAATAGAACTGAATACCACCATTCCCTGTTCAATTAGGGCCATTGTGGTACCAACTGGCATATTTGGATTTGTATCACTGAGCTTTTCAAATGATGTTTGAACAACACCACGGCCCGCGTCTACTAAAAATCCCAGTAATTGAAACAATGTTGGGCTTGGTCCACTGAACGGAAGAGGCATTGCAATCTTGCGAATGTCATCCACCATCGCACCACCTTCAATTTCTGCTATTTCGGTGGGTTGCAAGCTGATGGTTTGTCCACTTGGACCGCCTTTGAGCTTCAACATTGTTGGTATGTTTTGAATGTGAGCACTATCCATCAATGCCCTCAATGCTCCGGTTGCAGCACCACTCAAACCACCAATCATCTGGGTCAAACCAATCGGATAAGCACCACGCCACGGAACAAATGGAAACTCTACAATCCAATCCAACTCGTTTTTCATTTCATCGTCTGCTTCCCAGTTACGATACAATGACAGTGCTTTGTTGGTGGTTTTGTCAATCGTCAAGATATACGGTTCTAAACCATCATCAAAATCCATGAAGGTATAAATTTCAAAGATAGTTCTCAAACCGTCTTCGTTGTAACTACTTTCTTGCTTACCTTCGATCTTATCGTTGGCAGTTGTTGCCTTGCTGAACTCTGGCTCGTTTGGATAACCAAGATCGACATCAATATACATACCGGATTTTACCCGTCTTTCGTATTCCATCTTGGTGATATACTGAACGTGAGTCTTACGTTCTGCGGTATAGAAGTTCGTTGCAGCAAACGGTAAATACACATCGTCAATCGGGATAAACTCTGACTGAGGTTTACGATGCAAACTATCCCACATAAATTTCATGTACTGACCACCACCCAATGGGAGTTGGGTACTTAGTTGTTCAAGTTCAGCACGAAACTCAGGCATCTGTTGCGTAGTTTGCCAGTTCATAAAGTCTGTCTTCCGTCTGGCTTTTTCTAGCTTGTCTGGTGTTTGCTCACCTTGAACTTTACTTTTGACAGGTCCGTTCGACGGAAACGCTTCCTTCATAAATCGTGCGGAAAAATCAACGCACGCTTGAATTAACATTGGATGCACCACACGGTTAGCACCTTCAAATTGTGCTCCACCCGGTGCATCATCACCAAGTCCAGTGCGTTGTAAACCTAATTCGTATTGTTTGTCGCGTTTCTCTCTGGACTCTTTGTCTTTCGAAATCTTGTCTACTAGATCAATGATTGCCGTGTTGAGTTTATTCTGGTCTACCTCTTCGACAATATTAGCAAAATGTGCAAGCCTTTGCTCTTGGCTCAACTCCATTTCTTCAAGACGAACAAAAGCACCACCGTCTTCTGTTTCCTCAACCTCTGCTAACTCATTTGGGATAGCGACAGTTTCGCCTTGCTGTTCTTCTTCCATCATAGTTTCGTCAGACATCATATGCCTCCAGTATCTGATCAGACATCATGTCAACTTTTTTGGCGTTGTAAACCCCACCCTTGGCAAATCGTAACTTTCCTTGAACCCCAATGAACTTTTCATCCGTCTGTGGATCATATCTTCCACCAAGTCTGATACTTCCGTCATCGGTCTGATAAGTTATGCCGCCCTGAGCTGGACCTGCTTGTAATTGTCCATAACTAAACAAATCTTGCAGGTTTTCCATTCCACCTTGGACACTCGCTGATGCATCTATTACTAAATTGTCGTTGATGTTTTTGACAATACCCAACTCAGCAAATCCTTGAATTTGGTCAAGTGGTAAAGTTTTCTGTGAAAAATTTTCACCGTCGAAAAACAAAATGTCCCGATAGCTACGACCACCACTGACATCAATCCCACCCGTGGCTTGTGCTCCAAGTAAAGTATCGAAAACTTTATCAAGGATTGATCCTTCTACCGAACCACCCTCTTGATAGCCACGTTTTTTACGTTCCGCAGCAGTCATTACACGATCTACAATCTCAGGCGTAATTTCTTGAGCAGGTAGTTTTGTTTTCATCGTGTAAGTTTTATGAGCTTCATTCTCTGGTCTTCCTGCAACTTTGACATCTTTCCGTGCCTCATACAAATCTCTAAACAATTCGCTCTGAGGTACAGGGTCCATCTCTCCTACATACTCGCCACGAAGTTGAGTGTTGTAAGTTTTATGAGGCACTAAAGGATCTGTAATGATGTCAGCATCAACATCTATTTTGCCAATTGATCCACCAAACATTCCGGGGCCAAGCATCAGTTGTTCTTTGTCCGTCACTGCTATTCTTGCTTTACCCGGAGAAGGTAAGCCCATTGCTTGCGGATCTTTTTTCTCCATCAATCTCATAAATTTTTTGCGAACTCTACTCGGAGCTTCTACGAGATATTCCCTAAGATTTGGAGCATCAAGACCGGGCCAATCTTTTACCGGAGCCAAATCTTGGTCTTTTGTTATCTGGCGTTTCATCATCGCGTTAAATTCTTTGATGTCTTTTTTCTTGATACCACCACGAGTTATTGTCACTGCTACCATTTCTGCCAACGCTTCTGGACCCATCGTGTTAAAATCAATTGCGCTCGGTGACATTGTGCCAGTAATAGCCAGAACGTCTTTCCCCGTTTCGTCAGCTACTTGTTTCGCTCTGTCGTTCAATCTACGAATGATCGCTTGCTCGGATGCCCATATTGCCTTGTCTTTAGATTGTGCTGCTTCACCTCGCATAAAATCCTTACCGCCCTCGGTATCTACGGGTGTTTCAAACTCAATGTCATCCACTCGTGTAATTCTTTTTCCGGTGCTTGCCCTATCCCCATAGAAAGGTAAAACAACATCGCCTTCAATATCTTCGATACCAATTTCTTTGCGAGGTAACATCTCCACGACTTGTTCTTCTTCAATATCTACCTTCTCAATAGGTTTATCCATTTTAGTTGCTTGGTATCCTACCGGATCAATCTCTTCTTTGGTCAATCGAGAGTAATCGTCTTTGCCAGTGTCACCTACATCCCTCGGACCTTTACCGCCTCTACTCTCTGCACCCTTAACAATTTCTTCGGCACGGCTCTCGACAATGTTTGGATCGTATTGTTTCAGGGCTTTGCGTAAGGGTCTCGTTACACCTTTAAACACTTGACCCGCAACGGGTGCATACTCAGATGTTCCTAGGAGTGCAGCAGTTCCTAACGCAAGGGCTGGTATATATTGACCAGCTTGAATATTCTTCAAAGCATCTATTGCGTCACTTCCGATATCTCTTGGGTCAGTCGGAACAACAATGTCATATCCCAACAACAAGGCATCTAAACTATCAATACGACCATCGTTATTATAGTCAGCAAGATTAGATCTCTGTTTGGTTATTTCTCTTTGGAAATCTCTTTCGTCCATGCCCAAGTCAAGCTCGACTGAACCACCCTCGGCATAGGTTACATCGGTTAGAAAATCCTCACGCATCTTGTCCGTAATGTCCATTCGCCAATCACCGTTCGGTGTCTGGTATGGTTCTACGCCATACTTCTTGCCGATCTTCTTGGCTTCCTTGACCATCACAGTGTCGTATAACTGTCTCGCACCCTGCGTTAAATTTCTTCCTTTTTCATCTAAAGAATCTATAACGACAGGTTTATCAAATGCAAAACCAAACTCTGCATCCGTGCCATAATTTGGATTATTGCTGTAAGCGTCAGCTACTTCATCTCCATAATTCTTTCGTAACCATCCAACTTCCCCATGTTGCAAAGCATATGGATCAAGATAATCTTCTACTTCTGTTTCTAAAACTGGATCATAATATTCAATTTTTCCTTCAGCAGGCAAATATCTGAACGACTCAATGTGCTTCACTTGCTCACGAGCACTTGCCGATTGATTGCCACTGACCCACCCAATCGCATCGTCAGCATTATCAACACCCTCGTTGATTAATCTTTGCATCGCTAACTTGGGCCACTCTTTTAAAAATGGGAAGTCTTTAGGCACACCCGCTGGCGAATTTATCCGAGCTAACAGCCTTTGTTTTGCTATCAGCCGATCTTTCTCAATTCGCAATCTTCTAACTTTGTTCTCGGCCTCTCTGAGGGCAGTAAAATTTCCTTCCATTGCGTATTTAGGTGTAAACTGATTGGCGAGGTTTATATCCTCTACGATCTCTACTATTTCTTCCCGTATTTCTTCTTCTACTTTTCCTTTATTTGCGAGGGTTATTTTTTGTTTGCCTAATTCATCGTAGGCACGCTGAATATTTTCGACTATCCTATCGCGTCTACCATCATAGGCTATTGCTCTAGCAGGATCACGGAGGATCTCATCTTGCATAACTATTTTTAGATTGTTTCTGTCTTCCAAAAGTCGTGTTTCTTGTGTATCTATCGGAGTATTTAAATCAAACTCGCCAAATTGAGCTTTCGCTATTGCAGTATCCGATTGCATCTCTTCCGCAAACGTCACGTTCTTAGGCTCTTCCATTCCTTTCTGGCCCGGAATAGCATTGTCTCGAAATCTATCACTCCGTATATGAAATATTGTATTTTCATAACCTTGAAAGTGTGGATTTCGCAAACTGAAGTAATTGCCCCCTTGTGTGCGTATATTTTCTTTTTGGTATTGAACTGCCATCTCCGGAGTAAGTCCCACAACTATCTCTTGATACTCATCCGAATCTAGTGGGTTATCACCAGAAACAATCCTTGGCCTTCTCATGAATTTCTGAAACTGTGGTGAATCACTCACCCTTATTACATCTTCTCGGATTGCACCTGACTTTGGCACTCTTCTTTGCAACGCTTTCTGTAGGTACTCTGTCGTGACAGTATCGTCAGGTTTTTCGCCAGCCATCTCCTGTAGCTTGGCTTG